CTTCTTTAGATGCCTTAGCAGCTGCTTCAAGACGATCTAGTGCTGCTAGACGCGCAGCGCGGCGTTCGGCGGGAGTTTGAGGATTATATCCGCCTACTGTCTTTTCCGCCTCCTTTGCTTCTGCTTCCTTGGCTTCCTGCTTTGCTTTATGGAGGGCTTCCTCTAGAATAGAGTTCTCTAGTGCTTGCCGAATCTGCTCATTTTCATCATCAGCTTCTGCTTCTGCTTCTTCCACTTGCAGACGTAGAATCTGAGATTCTACACGAGGATACACTGCTCCTTTGATATCTTCCATTTCATATCCCGCAATAAATGAAAGCGCGGCATCGGTATCCTCTAGTGGAGGAGAATCTCCCGTGTCAAGAGACTTCTGTAGACTCTGCTGGATGCGCTGAACTTCTGTTACATTTGATGGAGTGGGTTGGTTCTTCTCATGACTGATGATATCATCAAGACCGGTAATGAGATGAAGTGTCTGTCTTGCTGCTGGTTTAAGATAAGGAAGTTGTTCTACCACTTGGTTAAATAGTTCATCACCTGCTGTCTGCTGGCTTTCCTCCTTGGCCTCTTCGAGACCATATCCATCAAGACTGGCCTTTAGTGCTTCTTCTAGCATACGATTATTCTGATTATCAATGTGCTGGATTTGGGCGGCGGGAAGTGGAGGATGGAACACATTCGCATTCACTACTGGAAGAGGAAGGCCACTCGGCATATCTTCATCTGGGTGCTCAAATTCATAACGATTACGACGACGTGGAGGCATTTTTCTTGGGTTTTATCTGGCTACGCTGCGGGGTCAATTTTTCGGTTGCTACTATAGTTTAAACTGTAGATTGGTGGGCTGTCCGGAGTTCTAACGTAGACTTTCTGCGTTCAGCAATAGTTACTTGTCTTACAATTTCATCGGGTTTTGCGGGTCTCTTTCTTAAAAAGATAAAGCCACAGCATCCGCATAGAACTAGAAATCCAAAGATCGCAGAAAAGCCTATTGCGGCTGCTTGACCTTGACTAATTGATGTGTCGGTAGTTGTTATGTAGATTATTGTAATATTGGTTGAGGGAAGTGCTGTGAATGTACCAGTTACTGTAGATGTTGCCATGGAGGATACTGTCGCTCCAGCAGATACTGATGCTAAGGATGTTGGTGTTAATGTGGCTATTGTGGATGCTGAAACTGAAGCAGAAGCTGATGCCGATGCTATGTTAGAAGAAGAAGCTGAAGCCGAAGCCGAAGCGGATAGAGAAACCAAAGCAGAAATAGAAGCCGAAGCAGAAACCGAAGCGGATGGAGAAATCGAAGCTAAACCTGAAGCCGAAGCAGAAGGGGTTGCAGAAGTATTTGCTTGAGAACCAACAATAATCAGAGGGCAACAGAACTGGTCTGTTGTGGAATATAGACCTGCGGCAAAAATACATCCATAACTAGCTCCGCGTAAATTACAGTTAGGACCATTAATAATCTCCCAACTTGATGCCGTAGTTGAGCAGAATTGTTGAGCATTTGCTTGGATAAAACTACAGTCAGGGTTGCCTTGATTCGCAGGGCAGCCAGATGCGGTGTGCGTTAATTGTGCGAAATCGGAGCAGCCATATTCCGCTGATGCCGTAGAAAGTGAAGCAAGAAAAATAGCGATTTTATAGAGCATTTTCTATTTAGAGGTTTTTAAAAAATCACCGTAGACCTTCATGGCATTTCGCATTCCGGGCGTTTGATACTTATGATATTTTGCTCGGAAAAACATGGTTCTAGCAGTTTGCCTCTGTTGTTTGCGCGTTTCTTTGCGGAGGCGTCGGATAGTATTCCGGGCTTTTTTCGCAGTACCATATGCTGCTTTGATTTTTGGTGGTCTTGTTGGATTATTGAATATAGCCATCTACTCTACATTTGTAAATGTTCGCAGGCTTCATAATTGTTCTTGGTGATTTCTAAGCAATGTGTGTACTGCGTTTTCTTATCTTCTGCGTTTGATTTACTGCGACCACTGAAAAGCTGGCCAATGAACGCATGAGCAATACCACTGCCGCCACCAAAGGCCATTCCATCAATGATAGATGATGCTAGTGTGGGTTTTTGGGGCTGTGGCTGAACTGCCGGAGGAGTCGGTTTGGGCACAATAAGGTCTTTCATTGGTTTCGTATTTCTGGGCATTCCTAAATATCTAATATTTACGAATGTTTTATATGAATTTCTAGCAAAAAATCCAGACGATAAACCTGCGGAGGTTTCTAGTTGGAGTAAGCAAGGCCGCCCATGCCGGACATGACACGGAGAACGTTGTAGTTCACGGCGTAGACGCGGACCTTGGCTGAGTAGACACTGGAGACAGTGTTGTTGGTCAAGGTGAGGTGGAGGGTGGCATTATCGATACGGGAGAAGTTGCATGAGCCTGAGGGCTGGTGGTCCTCCGGCTTGAGGGCGAAGGAGTACACATTGATACCAACGGCGGGGACGTTGGTGTGGTGCTGGTAAGGCTGGACCAAGTTGAAGTACTTGCCCTCACGCTCTGAGAACCGATCGTGGCCGTTCAACTGGATCTTGGCAACGGCGACCGGGTTGTAGCCGGCAAGGCCCTCAACGCGGGTGAGGGAGTAGCCGGAGTCGAGGACTGACCGATCCCACCAGTCGGAGTAGTTGAAAGGCTGCATGCCCTTCCAAGGGTTGATGGTGGCATCGTCGCAGGCGACGAAGGAGTCGCGCTGGACAACCCAAACAAGCTCCTTGGTGGGGTGGTTGAAGTTGAGCTTGATCTTGTTGTTGGAGGAGGTCACGGACTCATCGCCCGTGAACTGGAGCTGCTCGATAAGGTACTCATGGGAGACCTGGGCGAAGCGGCGACGCTCGTCCGTGTCGAGGTAGATGTAGTCAACATAGAGGGAGGCGGAGACGAGGCCGGATGATGAAACACGGTCGCGGATGGCGTGGAGGGCCGCTGAGCCAGTGACCTGGTCCCAGCAGAGGTACTTGATCTCGTTGAACTCGAGGTTGATCTTGACCTCGTGGTACTGGAGAGCGATCAACGGGAGCGCAAGGCCCGGGTTGCGGCAGAACCAGAACTGAAGGGGGATGTAGAGGGTGTACTCGGGGGCGCAGTTGGCGACCTCGGCGAGGGAGTTGGGCTCACCGCCGGCGCACGCATCGTCGCATGTCTCACCGCCCTGAACGAGCAAGTTCACGAGTTCCGGAACATTGCCTACCATCTCAGCATAGCCGGCCTGCTTGCCAGCCTCCTGGGTGAGCTCGTTCCAGATCTGGAGCCAGTCGCCGTAGTGCTTGTCGATGCGCTGGCCGCCAATCTCGAGCTCAACTGAGTTGATGAGGTTGTGGCCAACATAGTTGAGCCAGCGGAACTGGGCGCCTGAGCCGTCCGCGGCCAACAGCTGGACCTTCGGCAATGTGGCCTGGAGGTAGATGCGGTGGATCAAGTCGCCGTTGCGGCTGATCGTGCATGTTACGCGCTTGCCGAAGTTGGCAGTGCCGTTGAAGGTCTGCTCAATCGACTCCATCGCGAAGTTGGTGTGGCGACGGTACACCACCTTGAAGAATGTGATCTGAGGGTTTCCCGTCAGGTAGATATCCTGCGCGCCATAGGCTACAAGCTGCATTAAACCACCACCTCCCATTTGTTATATTTATCACAAAGAAAATAATTTGGCGGATTTGGAGAATTTTAGGAATTTTGGGATTTTCTGGAGAACACCGGGGCAACACCGGGGGAACTCTTCCTGTGAAATCCCGCGGTGCTTAAAATCCGAAGATGACATAAGGAAGATTGAAAGATAGGATATAGTTAATGTCTGAAAATAAACCTCTACACATGGTTCTTCATACTATGGATGCTCCTGCTCAAGAAGTGACCGATATGCCCACTACCTTAGAGGCATTCCACTCTGAGAAGATGCGTACTATGAATGAAAAACGAGCACAAATTACTGGACTAGAAAAGAAGATTACCGAAAAGGAGGCTCAAATAGATGCCTTCACCGGGGCTCTTCATGCCGATGAATATAAAGTACTCGTTGAAGATTTACAAGATTTAGAACAACAGGTGGTTCGTCTACAGAAAGATGACGAACGACTTGATTATTTTTTACAAGTTGGAAACATTCTATTTAATTATTACGATTCACAGGAAAAAATTGCTTCCGGACATCATGTTTCTAGCAAGAAACCTGCTAGTAAGTTGCGAACTCCTCAAAATAGCGTTTTAAATTATTTTAGTGCTGGTGCTACAGACTCTAATGATATTGTTGAGCCTTCACTTTCACAGCCGATTCAACTGGCGGCTGAGAAAGAGCCAAAGAAGATTATTAAAGCCCGGGATATTGAAGATTCAAATGGACTTCAGCGTGACAAAGCATTGGAGCGTTATTTGAGTATTATTGAGCCGACTGCGATTCGTGGTGGAATCCTACCGGGGTCTGGCATAGAACCTGATTTTGGTGCGTGTCCACACTGTGAAACAGAGATGGTCTTTTATCATAATGAGGCAACTCTGGGCTGCCCGGGGTGTGGCTATCAGGACTTTATTCTGGTGGATTCCGAGAAGCCTTCTTATAAGGACCCGCCGCGTGAAATCTCATACTTTGCCTATAAGAAGATCAACCATTTCAATGAATGGCTGGCTCAGTTCCAAGCCAAAGAAAGCACTGAGATTCCAGCAGATGTATATGAGAATATACTGGCAGAAATCAAGAAGGAGCGTATTACTGACCCACGTACGCTCAAGCCTCAGAAACTGCGGGAGGTCCTAAAGAAACTTCATTTGAACAAATTCTATGAGCATATCCCCCATATCTTACACAGGATGAATGCGTTTTGTGCGCCCACAATGTCACGCGAAATGGAAGATAAACTGCGGTATATGTTCAAGGAAATTCAGCCGTCATTCATTCGGCATTGCCCGCGGGGTCGATCCAATTTCTTGTCATATTCATACGTATTATACAAGTTTTGTCAACTGCTGGAACTGGATGATTTCTTACCGTGTTTCCCTCTGCTCAAAAGTCATGAAAAACTCTATATGCAAGATAACATCTGGCAGAAGATTTGCGTTGACTTGGGCTGGGAGTTCATCCGAACAATTTAAATGCTGGAAGTAGATGAACGCATTCAAATATGGCATTGGAGAACCAGGTCGTCCAATCGCAAGTCAATTTACACCTGCGGCTCGTCCTATGTTTAGGAATGCTATGACAAGAGTAGAACCCATGGAAAAATCTACTTTTGTAAAAGAGTATTTTTCATTCAAAAATCCCGAAAGTGCCGAGAGATTTGCTAAAATTTTTGTAAATTCAAAAAATAAGATAGTTTATGCGCCGCGGCCGCGGCGTTATTTAACACTAAAACAAAAATCCAATTTGAAATCTATTCCTGAAAATCAGCAATTACGAAAGAGAACACGCAAACAAAGAAGTCATAAAATTAGGAGGTAATGGAAACAAGTGCTATAATAGGATTAACTTGTACACTTAGTTTTGTATTACAATGTTTACAGTCATGTTATTTATATTTTGGTTTAAATTCTGTATATGATAGACTTGATACATTGGAACAAGTTACTTGGTCTCAACGGACTTCAAATCCAAATCCAAATACAAATCCAATACCAACTACAAATCCATCATATATCCAACGCACAGAAGATCCCATTTAATAGACTGCTTAAATAAATGTCCGATTCATTAGAGTAATGATGCGGACAATTGTGGCAATTGATCCTGGTATTAAGAATTTGGGAATCTGTGTTGCGGAAGTGATGGCTGACCTCAGTGGAAACCAGCAGATATCCGATATCTTACTGTGGGAGAATTTCAATTTAGTTTCTGATTCTTCTGCTCAGTTATCCACACGATGCTCTGTTCAATCTTGTAAAGGACCGGCTTCATGGTCCTACAAGGGTACCTCTTCCGAGGCAGCCTTGCTATGTAAAAAATGCGGCAAGAAAGGCTTCAAGGGCTTTACTGCTATAGACCCCGAGAAGATTAAAACAGTTGCGACCATCCGTGAATTTGCGACTGAACTAGGCTGGACTGATGCGAAAAAGAAGACAAAAGCGGCTCTGCTAGACGAAGTTGCCAAATTCTATTTGATGCCTTACAAGGCGGCTAAAGTGAAGAGCATGAGTCCCTCAGATGTATTTGGGAAAATTCGGGTATTTGTAGAATCCCGCATCCCTATTCTCAAGAAGGCTTCCATTGTGCGAATTGAAAATCAGAAAAGTATTGCTCCACTCTTGCGGGATATTCAAATGCAGATTTATTCACTAATGCGATACATCTTGGAGAAAGACGGGTGGACTGGCAGCTTCGAGTTCGTTCATCCTGGTGCGAAGAATAAGGGTGATGCGATTTCTGCTGGTTCGGATAAGTATAAGGAAAGGAAAGATGCAACTTTGGGAAGAATTGAGAAGAAATTGTCAGCATGGTCTACAGCAAAACCAGCAGTTGCTGCTCCTTGGCTTTTGCTTTTTAATGGCGTTTCTAAAAAGTATGATTTGGCGGATACTTTACAAATGACTTTGGGCTAAACATCTACTTTGTTCCCTTTGGCCTTACCTTGTACTGAAATTTTGTAATACAAATACAATCCAAAGAAGTTCTTTGCTATGATATCCAAGATATTATAGCTGATATTTTTCTGAACTACAGGTGTTATGAAAGCAACTCCATAGAGACCCCAAATTACAAAGAGTACACCGAAAAGTTGTTTACCAATTATTGATTTATCAGCGAATTCTTTATAGAGGACATAAAATGAACGAGCAAAACATGCCGTTCCCAGAACAAGTGCTGTATACCGGTCAATTACTCCTGTTTCTCCGAGGAAGCCAAAGGCTAACATACAAAAATTAAAGAAGAATATTTCTAGCAGAGGCCATTTATTATCTAGAGTAAATTCCAGCAGATTATTTTTCACAATATTCTTTTCTTTCTGCTCCTCATAGAAAAAATAAGCTGCCATTGAGAAAAGCATCGTTGGTGTGGAGAATACCCAATCATTATATCTGCTTGTTGCCAACGTTTCAAGATTAAAATGTAGTACAAAGAAAATATAGAATCCGAATTCTATGATTTGTACAATTAATTCAAGACCTAGGATATCTTGCAGGATTTGATCGCTTTCATCTAATTCTATGGTAAGTCCAATAGCGCTTAAAATTCCAGTGATTAGTTGAATAAAGAGGGAAATTTCAGTTGTTCTCTTAACAAGAAGTGTGTCTGCTACACCCATGCCTCTAGTTTTTGTAATAGATTTTATCTCCAAACGGAGAGTGCGTCTACGAAGTTAGCCAAAGGCTACTGAGGACTGGCGGCCACCGCGTAAAGAAAAGCCAAATAGTCTAGAAATAAGAAACAGAAGATGTCGGTAAGTTTCGGCGGTTCTAGACCTGGACCCGAAGAATTGATTCAATTTGCAAAGAAGGCTAACGAAATTGAGATTGGCGGTATCAGCGATCTAGCAGATGATATGGGAATGTCCTTGTTGACAAACACAAACAAAATCAACATTGGTACCCGGCAGGAAAGTTCATCTGGCCCCACGATTACTATTGATGGTGGCGGTGGAGGTGGAGGAGGCGGCTTCAGCGAAAATCTGGAGTTTGTAAATCTGGATAACATGGAAACAGTCAGTGGTGCCGGAGAGAAAGTGGAAATTCCCAACTTTGGCAACAATGATGCTTTCCGCACGCCTATCCAGCAGCCCATCAGTTTTGATCTTAATTCGGGAACGGTGTCCACAAAGCCTGCCGTGCCTCAAATGTCAGTGGAGGATGAAAATCGGGAGAAGAACTCCTATTTGACCCGCATGATGCGCCTGTCTAGCAAGGGCATGGGTGGCCAGCGCATGACAATGGCCAACTCCCTGGATGAAATTAAGGCGGAGTATGGTCGTGTTGTAGATTCCCGCAATCTTGAAGCGTCGCTCAAGTTTCAGCGCAATATGCTTATGACCTTTGCGACTGGTGCTGAGTTTTTGAATAATCGGTTTAATCCCTTTGATGTCAATCTTGAGGGCTGGTCGGAGTCAGTTCACGAGAATGCCGAGGATTATGACGAGATTTTTGAGGAGTTATATGATAAGTACAAGGATGCTGGAAAGATGCCGCCTGAAGTACGTCTTGTTATGACGCTCGGTGCTTCCGCTGCTATGTTCCACGTAACGAATACGTATTTCAAGTCCAAGATGCCGGGCATGGATGATATCCTGCGAAACAATCCGGACCTCATGAAGCAATTTGCGACTGCGGCGGCCAATCAGGCCGGACCGGGTTTTGGTAACTTCGTAGGGGCTGCTATGAATGCTGGAGCGCAGAGACAGGCTGGCCCATCGGTACAACAACAACCTTCGGGCCCGCAGATGAACAGCATGCCCTTTAATCAGAGTAGTCGAGCGCCTCCTCAGCGGGCTGAAGAAGAGGTGCGACCGGCCCAAGGACAACGCAGAGAAATGCGTGGCCCTACCGGCGTAGATGATATTCTTCAAGCCTTTGAGAATGAACGTATGATGCAGTCTCAGCCTCCCGCCCCTCCAATCAATATGAACGATGCTCCTATTTTTTCTCCAAATGAATCCGGATCCCCGCAGACAATCAATATGAATATTCTGCGCGAAGGTGTTGGTTCAGAGGGCGATCCTCTGCGTGAAGTAAGTAATATCTTGGATGAGATGCAAAGTGTAGCCACATCAACAACCAATTTTGATGAGGTTAAGAAGCGTCGAAGCCGTAAGACAGCATCTGTTGTTTCGGGAGGAACATTAACGCTCAACGTGTAAATTATAATTTAGAAATATTGTCCAAATAAGTGGCTTCTTCTGTTACGATACTCGTATCAGGAACTGCTAGAGGACCTCGCATGAAAAGTGGAAGCATTTGGAGTTGTCCATTAGGCGCTTGAACTGAACTTTTATCTTTAGCTTGAGTTTTGTCTTGAGTTTTGTCTTGACTTTGTGTTTGCGCCGGAACTACACGCAAGAGACAGAACGGACTTGCCTCATAAATAATTACATAGAATACAAGCATAAATATAACAGTTAGCCAGAATGCAGTTACTACATTACGAGTTGCCACAAAGCATAAACAAAATATGATTATTGGACGTATCCATAAAGAACCCAGCATTTTTTCCTGTTCAGGTGTTAAATTCATCGCGATATGTTTTCCACCCAAGTTCAAGATAACATAGCAAATACCGGCTAACCACGGATTTGAACTTAAAAATCCAATTGTCTGTGTTATAGGATCAACAGCAACTGAGACAGCAGTGGCTGCGACAGCAGTTGATGCTCCAACAGCCAATGTTTGTACTGGAGAAGGAACATTTAAATCGCCTCCTTTCTGCTTTCGCATTCCCTACCTTTTAGTAGTAAATTAAAACTAAGCACTTAATAAATTTACATCATAGAACCATAACACGACAAGCAGAAAAGTAAGCATACCTACGACGGGATTCCAGTCCATTCCTAGCAGAATTAATAAATAGGCTGAAAAACGGAAAAAAGGTTGCCGGGCTAGATAACGGAGTTCTTTATTGTAAGGTGTTTCGAATGATAAACTAAATATAAGTACAGCAAAAATTAATGCTAATACAGTAAATCCAAGACTTACAGTATCTGTATCTAACATCCCTACTATAGTCTAAGAATTAGGGGCTTGCGTAACCACCATTCGGTCAAAAATTGCTTTAGGTCGCTCATCCAATATTTTTTCAACTCCCCACCGTGTTTTACTTGTAACTTCATCCTTAGTGATTTGATTGTCAAAGTATTCGCGCTTATTCTTCTTGTGTTCTTCTGCTAACAAAGCAAACATCAGAATAAAAACGGCTGTGCCCATAATGGGCTGACTTGTAAATAGTACAAGTCCTCCTGAAAAAAGACCAATTACTCCAAGCCAGGAAGTTAATACTTTACGGATATTCCGAGGAAGACCATCGGGCCTTGAAGCAATAATTAAGACTACAACCGATAATAACCAATTCATTGGTAACGGAATTAAAGTTTCCAATAACATCTCCTATATTAGGCCTGACATTTTAGAGGGTTGCTCCAGTTGCTATAGAGTGTATCTGGATCTAAATCTCGTTTTAGACCAATGGCGGGACATGTCTTATTCTTGTAACATTCATCGTCAATTTCCAAAAATGTATCCCGAATATTTTTCAAAACTATTCCTCCATCACCCGTTACATCCGCTGCGATATATCGTAAAAGTGTTGTATAGGCCAGTGATGCTTCTGTACATGTAACCGGTTTATCTTTTTTTGTAATTGTTAATTGGACATTAGGATCAACGGCAAATCCTTCTTTTATTGTATAATTTGCTAGAAAAAGAAAGATAATTGTAAAAAAAGCGGATAGAAGAATTATGTCAAGAGACATTTTGTTTGATAAACAGAAAATAATGTTATACGATAGGGAAGCCAATGAGCTACGCATCTTTAGACGAAGCATTTCCTTCCATGAGTGAAGGTGCTACTTCGGGTCAAATACCCACAAAGAAATCAAAGAAAAGCAAAAAGGGATTGAGACCCGAACCTCTTATTATAGAACCCGATAGACCAGCAGAACGACCTCCCGTTGATGTTCCAGTCCTAGGCGGAACAACTGCTGAAAATTCACGAACAACTAGCCAGAGTAATTATTTAGTTGCTGCACCTGATCCTGCCGAAGACTATTTCCCATATCCTCTGGGAGCTGATAATGATACCAATGCTTTTATGCTTCAACCGGATTGGGCAGCCCAGTTTGCTCTGAACAAGGGTATAAAACGAAACTCCGAGACTCCTATCGCTCCATCTGTAACACCTATTGACGGATATTCAACTCTCTGGCGAAATGTTCCTGACCCGAAGTATGGTTCAGCCAGTGATTCAGGCAGATCATCAAAGGATACTACAAATGCGATAGGCATTGAAGATGATCTCCGTGAAAAGATTGATAAAATCCTTGAGCGCCTGGACACGCATGAATACAAGGTACAGGGCGAACGGGATGCTTTCTCGGAAATTCTGTTATTTATTCTTCTCGGTGTAGCAATTATTTTGCTGCTTGATTTATTTTTTAGAAGTCAGCAGTATGCTCTAGCACACATGTTGACATCTTCAATGAGTCCGCAGAGGGGAGGTGGTAGACTAAAAGCAAGTAGTCGAGGCAGAGGAAATGAACTTGCTTTAATGATGCGTAGGCTACGAGCATCCGGATTTATTTAGATAAAATGAACATTCTTGGTTGTTGAATCATCGGTCGCAGAGGATTGTGAAACATACTGAGACATCCCTCCTGTAAGAGTCTTGTAATCGGAAGTTTTCCGCAGATTAGACTTTTTCTTTTCAAAACTAACAATCTCAGTGGAGTTTTGTTTTTCAAGTTGTTTTTTAATTCCTTCTTCAGTAATTTGAATAAGTGATTTAGTGTACGGCGATTCATTTATGCGATAATTTCGGGCTTGCTCTTTCCAGGAAATATACAATGCATTTGGATGAGTATAATTTACAAAAAAACCCGATGAACGCAAATTATAGGCCAAATAGATGATACATTCTTTCATGTCAAATCGGGGAACTCCAGGTATGAATTCGGGGACAAGATAAATCAGTTGTTGTGTATTTCCTGGCAGACGATTTGTTCCTTGAATTTTCTGATGTACGCGACTAAGAATTGTATTGTAGATTTCACATCGTATGTGGTCTTTTTTGTTTTGTTCAACAAACAAAGATGATGCTTCTAGACGCGGTGGGTTTGGACCACTCATTCCTGATTGAATAACAGAAGTGATTATGAAACGAATCCCGCGATGCGTCGTTCTGAGCGGCGGCGGAACAAGATGTATTAGTTTTGTTGGAGGTCTATTACATCTTAAAAGAATTGGTGCTCTACGGGCTGTACGAAAATGGTATTGTTGCTCAGCGGGTGCTTTAATTGCGGTGCTTTTTTCAATTAGAATGCCCGAGAAAGATATAGTTCGTTTTGTTCATGAATTTGATTTCACGCAAAGTCGGGATTTTAATGCGGAAGATATTATGTCAATCGGAGAAACAATGGGCTTAGATAAAGGATTTGCTTTACGAAAAATGATTGTTAGATTGCTGGAGAATATTCGCAAAGATTCTAGCAGATGGACTTTGCGGGAATTCAAGGAAGCAACAGGAAACGATGTTCATTATTTTATAAGCAATGTAACTCTAAGTGTTCCATTTTTTGCTTCAGCAGCAACTCATCCAGATTTATTTATGCTAGATGCTATTTATGCCACGATGGCGATTCCTTTTTATTTTTGTCCTTATAAAGATTTACTTACAGGCCATTATTGGTGCGATGGAATGCTAGGTGGAAATTTTCCTTGGTATCATGTACCCGATGCTGATAAACGTGACTCTATTGGATTTTATTTTCCCTCCAGATCTGTTGTACAAAAACCGGAATTCTTTGATTATCTAAATTTAATCATTTCATTTAGAAATAATTATGAACAGCTGAAAATTGTCAATGAATGGTCGGATAATATAATCTCAATTCCAACATCTGATTTTCCATCTATCGCACTTGATTTGAGCAAGGAGGATAGGGAACATTTATACCGGGTTGGGTTGGAAGAAGTGAAAATATGGTGGTCTACAAAAGGTACGCGCCTATTTATTGAACTTTCTCTGCCAGAAAGTCTTGGAATCCCTGTGTTGAACGCGGGCCCTCGTATTCGGTCGTATTCCCTGCCGCATCTAGCAGAACAACCGTTGGATATCCGGAAATCTTTACCTTTTCCTTATAAGGGTTCTCATCCGTCTCGGGGTTTATTACTTGTAAATCAACAGCGTGTCCGGCGATGGTCTGTGTAGGGCCGAGGGCTTGGAATTCAGGCTTAGCCTTTACGCAATGAGGACACCAATCTACGCCGAACATGACAAATTTGTAGTTGCCGCCTGCTCCTGTGCTAGAGGCAGGAGCATCCGCGAAGTTCTCATGGGTAAGAAGAGTTACTAGGGGCTGCTCGACAAATTGTTTAAAAATTGTTACGCCCACGAAAAGGACGACCGCAACAGCCAACGCATAATAAAGATAATCCATTCTAAAAGAGGATACGGTTTAAATATTTAAAAGAAACCCGCAATAGATGATTCAGGGATGTCATTCACACTTTTTTACAAAAATAAATGTCATATAATATCCTTTTCTTGGACAGATTCCATTTGGCAAAAAGAGGATGTTTATGAATGTGGATATTTATATCTACGACTGCTGGAACTAGGCTTTCAAGAAGAAGCGGCAGAGCAATGGACACGCGCTTTAATGTTTAAAAAAATGTATCACGGATTAGTGTATTCAGCAGAGGCCGAGGCTAAGATGGAAACTCTTAAAAAAACCCTCCGATTTGTTTAAGCGTAATAGCACGGCGTTTTTTGAGTATTTCGCGTCGTCGTGTTTTAGTAGAACGACATGTTCCTTTACCTTTCGGACAAGTACTACTAAATGTACGGGCTTCCTTGCAGTAGTCCTTAAAATTATTTGTTTCTAATTCCATATGTTTACAGATTTTAAATAGCCAGGCAAGAACAGCGGTTCTTCCTTTGGCTACAGGAACAGGTCCTGCTTCTTTTACGGCTTCCGACCACTGTTCTCGCCACTCAGGAAAAGGAAGTGCGTTTGGGATAGAGTTCCACCAGCGCTTAAGATGCCGAGGGTCTAATTTACTTGTCACAAAAGCGACACTTTTAAAGAAATCAAATCCGAGTACATGTATATCTGAAGACAGGGCAGCCATATAATGTTCTTTTACTTCACTAAAAGGCGGATTGGGTTTATGAAGATGACCCTGCTTTCGGAGTTTATTATTAACATCATTATGAATTTCGTAGGACCAACGAGCAAGTTCTGTTTTAGGCACGGGCCGATGCGTATAATACTCTGCTAGAGAAGATCGGCAGTACTTACAAGGTAGAATATACGGAAGTTCTTCTAAGAATGTATAGACATCGGGACTCCGATGATCAGAAAAAGCAATTAAATGTATGAGTCGCCACGCACTTGGACCCCAAAAACGAGTATCCATCCCTACTGGTTAAATTGAAAATTCTACATTTATACTGTTTTAAACAGCGTGAATGTGAAATATTAAATATGTATCATGATTTATAATCTGATGGTGCGACCAACCTCTGTCATGCCAAACCCATCACCAATGAAGTGGATGGTGTTAACACGGCCTGGACCAAGGGATGAGATATTGTTGAGTAATGTAGTTGAAGAAAATGAAGTAGCACGGAAACCTTGGCCAAAGTTGATTGAGCTTCCCACTGTGGCATTGCTTAAGAAAACATATGCGTGTGTGCCGATTGTGGAGGAGTTGCGCGCATTCACAACCATGTCTCCAGTGGGGTTAACGAAGTAGAAGAGCTGACCCTCCGCAACATTAATGGTTGACGCAGTAGGAAAGCCAGTTGTCGCAATAGCCACACCCGTTGTGGAAAAGCGCTTATCAGCATACACCTGCTTGCCAGCAATAACATTACCATTCGTGAAGACCGCGTTACCCTCATTCACCAGGCCCGTAGAGGAAAGATTCACATCGAAACCCGCATTCTTCCCATCACCAAGATTATCCGTGAAATACGGCTTGTCTGAGTTGAACATCGCAAAGATGGGGGAGTTAGGGTTGATAAAGCCAGATAAGAAAGTCTGGGGATCAAATACGCCAATCATAGCATAGGAAACATTAGGGTGCGCATTAGGATAGAGACGCTTGCCATTGTCACGGAGAACGCGGCCAGCAGGGCAGGCATCTGCCGTTGCACCAGAAACCTGTGTAAGTGCTCCCGTAGTTAAACCATTCGCATCCGTAGATGTCGTGTATGTAAAAAAGTCATTCACAAATGACTCAGTAGCAATGTACTGACGACGAGGAGTAGCAGCATTACCATAACTAGCACCCAAGGACATTTCTATATGTAAAGAATAAAATTATTAGAAACCGAAGTTGGCCGTGGATGCCAACATGGGACGCACTGATCCGGCATCGGCAAATGAACTCTTACAACTTACCTGCGGTTCGGGGCATCGCTCAGGTGAAATCGTAGGGCATGGTTGACAAGGACGAGGCTCAGGGCATTTAACAACGGGGCAACGAGGGCGCGGGCAGGGCGGGCATTCACCAATCTTACAGGGTTTACTGCAAGAGGCTATACAGGGCGGACACTTTGGCACAGATGACTTCAATACATACTTAGACATATCAGGATAAGGAGGGCACTCGGTTTTTAGCATATACTTAGAAAGGTCAGGCAGTGGAGGGCAAGGAGGAACGGTGGATTTTAAAACATACTTAGACATATCTGGAACAG